GCCCAAACAGGTACCTTATCTTTACTGGGTACATTTAAGCGACTAGCCCCAACAAATTTAAAAAAGTCCAGTACAGTACTTTCTATATTTTGTCCTCTCGTATCTAATATGTTTCTGCTTCTCCAATACTTTATTTTTTCCATCTATATCCCCTAAAATAGTTTCAATTGTTGTTGGTGTTTTTCTAATCGTTGTTTTGCTGCTTCGTAATAATCTGTATCTAGTTCGTACCCATCTAGACTAAAAGCCAATAGTTATATTTAAGTTTTAATCTGTGTATATTGTCGTTTTTTAATCTTGCTATTTCTTCCAGCAGTTCTAATAGTTCTTTTTTGCTGGGAATTATCGAACCATTTATAATTAAATAAATCCATTCCCTATCTTTATTTATAGCCAATAAATCTAGGTCTTGTAAGTCCTCAAATAGCATACTTTGTAGTACTTGGTCTCTGTTGTATATCATGCCTTATCTCCTGTAATACATTGTACTGCATCGTATAAAACGTCGTTTACATCCATTTTACTTTCTGCTGCTACAACAAAACAAATTTTATATAATGTTGCTGGCTTGGGTAAATACTCCCCTTCTTTATATTTCCACAGCTCCCCATATTTAAGACCAGATACTAATAGACGTTCGTGTATTCTATCTGTTACATATTTTTTAAAAAACTGTTTCATGTTAACCTCGCAGCAGCCTTTAAGCCTTCTGTTACTACTTGTTTGTAATCGTGTCCAAATTCTAGAGATATTGCCATACTTACATATATAATAGGCATTACCCGGGGTTTACATCCTGTTTTTTTCCATCTGGTAATATTCTTTGGGTCTAGTCCTGCCTTTTCCAGTACTCTATTTTCCTGTCCAGGTGGAATATATTTTTTTAACCAATCTATAAATGTCATAAATCACCATATTTTTCTATGTTTTCTATCGTTACCTGTGTATAGCTATCTTCTTCTGGTATGCCATAAAAGTCCTTTTGTACAAGTTCTGTAACTAGGCTATCATCTTCCCAAATATTACCAGCCCTACTACAGCAATCTAATATATATTTTGCGTAGTTATCTATATCTGGTCTGATAGGTCTGTATAATCTTTTACCCTTACATACTACTTGTTTATTCATTTTTAATGGACACTTTGTAACAGTTACTATAGTTACTTTTACTGGTCCTGTAGCCTTCTCCCATTTTTGTAAATCTGCACATGCCTGTAAAAATTTAGAAGTAGCTGTAACTTTATCTCGATGTTCATTAGAGTAATAAATACCAAATTTACCATGTCGTACCCTTGGCTGGGGGTATGGTTTACCAGGTAATGTAATTATAAATTTCATTGGTCCCCCTTTATGTAATCATCGTAAACCCCATTTTTTAGCATAATATCTAGTCGTATTTTTTGTACTGCTTCTGTTAGTAACTCTTCTGCTGTTATCGTATCGTCTGCGAATAGATTACAAAGTAGTACTAGAGTATCTAATCTTGGTATGTTTTTGCCATTACACCAAAGACTAATTAGGGCTTCGCTTTTCTTTACTGCTTCTGATAATTCAAATTGCGATAGTGTATTTTTACGTCTAATTATCCAGACCATAAAATTAGGGTATTCTGTATTCTCGAACATGTATTTCTCCTGTTATTGTTGTTTTATTTGGATACTGTAAATACAAATGTATCTATGCAGTAAATCAATTATCTGAGCTTGTAATTTTACTATTTCTTTGCTGTCATGTTCTGGGTCTTTCTCTTGTATAATCTTTTTCAAGTCCCCAATATCATACAGAATCTGTAGTAATATCTCTGTCTTCTCTTCTTCTGTCATAATTCCCCCAATTCTTCTAATACAGCTCGGAAAAAAGCTAAATCTTTACCTGGGTAATATTGTCTAATATTTTCTTGGTCGTTATCGTCTAGTATATCTAGGAATTGGTTTACATTACCTATATACTGCTGGTATGATAACTTTTTAAGTTCTAGCCATTGATAAACTACATCTTGTAAGGTTCTTGTATCCATTTTTTTTTCTCCTTTTTTTATTTTTCGTATTGACATGTAAATAATACTTGAATAGTATTAAAGTACTTACTATTATAATCAAGGAGTAACAACATGCAAACAAATTTTACAGAATTTGCTTATAAAATTCATTATCTAGCTAATACAGGACAGTTTAAGGTATTTCTTATCGTTCTTGTATTGGTTGGTATACTATCTCTTATAACCATAGACCAGGAGTAATAACCATGGATAAAAATATAATCGTCGAAGAAATAAAAGAAAACTACCATAAAATAACCTATAAAGGGAAAATTTTTGGTATCGTAGAACATCGTAGAGTATATGGTAATAAATACTACTATGCTCATATAGGTCCTGTAGCAGCAGAGTATAATACTTTCGAAGATGCTGTATCGCATTTATTTTGGCGTAATGGTTATACCATTGCTAGAGCTAATGAATTAGCAGGAATAAAATAATTATTGTCTGCTTAAAGTAGTTTTTATACCATCTAAAACACCATCCATTCTTTGTACTTGTTGTTCTAATAGTACTAATTTTTGGTTGGTGTTTATTATTTTTGTAGATAAATCATCGAAGCGAACCCCTAGATTTTCTAGTTTTTCTACAGCCTTCTCTAAATTTTTCGAAGTATGTTTATCTTGGCTTTTACGTTCTTCGTCCAATTTTGCTATAACATCGTCGTATTTTTGTCGTAATTTATCTTCTCTGTCTTCGTACTTCTGTAGAGTAGCATCCCTAGAAAGTTCGTCTTTTATCTGTAGTTCTTCTATTTTTTTTATGTATTGGGACGTAAGATTATCATGTTTGGCTTCTTGTTTTTGTAGCCAGTACATCATATAAGCAGCCAATAACCCTATAGGACCAGCATTTAGTAATATATCTGTAAACATATCCATATTACTCTCCTACTACTAATGTATATGTAAAATGGGACCATCCATTAACCTGTACTTGGGCTTTACATAGGTCTATAAATCTTTGGTAACGTACCTCGTTAGCAATTACTGTACAGCCAGCAGACCATTTATCTACATAGCTACTATTAGCCCCTGCTTTATGTATGTTTATCCCAAAGTATCCTATTTCCCCTGTTTCTGGATGTACATTTACTAACCCATCTTTATTACTATCTCGATAGACTTTTACTAACCCACGTTGTACAAGTGCTTCGTATTTTCCTCGATGTAAGCCTAGTTCATGACTTCTTCGATATTGTCCGGGGGCTAGTATTGCTGTCCCTGCTATTTTTGCAGGGTTTAATAGATGGTATGTACCTGGGTCGGTCGTACACTTAAATTTTTCCCATTGCCATAAACCATTTATTTTATAGCAAACATGTAAAACATCATCGAATTTATTTGGCTGGTCTGTAAATCGCTCCCCAATTATGTTAAGGTCGAAGTCTGCTGTACCATCGAAAATTACATAACCAAGGTCTAAACATCGCTGTAAAATTTCTGGAAGAGTACCCATTTTTATAGCTCCTATTTGGTCTTATCATAACAGTTTTTTATTAGAAATATGGTTAATCTCCATTTCTATCACAAATTCCCAATGAGTATCCAGCCATCTTTTACTAACTATCTGGGCTTTTTGCTGTTGTATATTTATATCTGTATCTGTAAGTTCTATAATATCCCCTACTTGTAACCATCCAAAGTAACCTACAGCATTATAGGTTACCCCCAATCTAGGCATACTGTTAAATCTTATGTATTCTTGGGCTATACGTGCAGCTGTAGCATAATCATAAACATAATTTAGTTCTATCGTTTTTCGTCGTAGTCCGTATTTTGTCTGAGATATTATACAATATTCGTCTATAACTTCGTTACTTAGTACCTGTTCTGCTGCTTGTTCTGGTCCTATATCTATAATACCAAAGTATGTTTGACTAATACCCTTCCAGGCAAATCTTACTTTAACTGCATTACATATATCTTGGGGTTCTGTAAGGGGTAATACAGGACCAGTACGATAAAATACAGAACCTGCTATAATATGTTCTGTGGGAACTACGACCCCAGCAGAAGCAATAAGGTTTAACCTTGGGGATAGTCCACTATTACCCTGTACTATCTCGATGGGAAGATATGGTAATATTTCCTGCTGTAACCATTCCAGCCCTGTTATATCTGGGTCCTGTAAATATCCTGCTATCTTATACTCGTTTAAATAATTTCGTATATTGTACCATGCATCGAAATCTATACTTATCCCAGTAGACGATAAAGCCCATATACATACATCCCCAGCCCCTTCTAATACCCCAGGTCCTAAAGGATTGGGTAAACCCTCTCGTATAAAAGCCCAATATTCTACCTCTTCGTTTTCGTAAGGGGCTACTAGTGTATTGGGGTTGGGGTCTGCTACAGAAGCATAAGTAAAAAATCTGCTTTCTAAATTTTTGGTCTTAAAACGTATCGAATCTATTAAAATATTTCCCTTCCCATCGCTTACCTTTACTTGGGTACTTACAGATAAATGACAGTATAAAGCAAACAAGTTTTGTAAAGATGCTGTACGGCCATAGTAATAAGCAGGAATTGTATAAATTTCATACCCATCTATAAACGTAAATTTACCCAAAGCAATTCCCAATATTTTTCCCTCTGTTAATTGGTCGTAATTTAAGCTAGGGTCTGTATCTACATCTGGGTTTACAGTATATCTAGGGTTTATGGAATTCAGAAGCGAAGTACTATTTATTACATTCTTAGACTCTAGACTACATTCTACATATTCTATAGGCTGTTCTGGATGTCCATAAACAGGTTGGGATATAAAACCCTGGGCTAGTATTATACGTTCTTCGTAATTTGTATGTATATCCTCTAGTATGTAACTTAGTTCTGCTTGGCTTCCCTCGATGGTATTACCAGACATCTCTTGTAGCGATATATTTACCCCAGCAATATATAAAGCCAATGGTACGCTTTTTTCTTCTATATCTATCCCAAGTAATTCGCTACGTTCCCCATATTGGGGATTATCTAGATGTCCTGTAAAGGGAAGATATACCCCATCGTCCAATAAATGTACAGGCTGGGTAGCGAATCTATAAGTATATGTACCCCAATGTATTTCCAATAAAAATATTGGCTTCGCTCTTAATAACTCGGTTCTGGGAAACATTATAAAACCTCTTCTATAGTTATTGTCGATACCCTAAATATTTCGTCTTGTTCTTCATTACCTAAGACGCTTTCTATAGTTACATCACTGGTTATAACTGCTAAAACCTGTTCGTTTTTACGTGCTAGTATATCTGCCTGTACACTTCCAGTACTGGCTAGTCTTTCGATATATGGCAAATATACTAGGGGTCTATATGTACCTTTAAGACGTTGCAATAGTCCCAACATAAATAAAGGTACGTCTTTATCTGTTGCTATCGCATCTGTACTAGATGTTAGAGCTGTCCAGTAATTAGGGTCTACAGCATCTGAGGACATGGTAGTAATATCTATAGGGTCTGCCCAAGATACTCGTATTGTTCTTTGGGAGTCCCTTACATTTTTACTAAATCTGGTTCCATTTAATAGCTGTTCTGAGATGGTCCCAGAATCTATAGAGATGGTTCTACCCCTTCCATATTGCTGCCCAGGGAAAACTACTGCACCAATACTAATATGGGAACATTCCATATAATTTTCTGCTGTTGCTTGACTGGCAAATCTTAATTGTAATTCATCATACGATAAATTATTATCCATATACATTATTAGGGTACAGGATGTTGGAATAATAAAGGCTTCTCTGTCTGTATTTGTTCCTGTTGTAGGTATTGTAACCCCTTTTTCAATGTAAAAAACTGGTTTTTTGGTACTACTATTCGATAACGTCCCTTCTGTATTGCTTACAATACGAGTAAAAACGGTAGTGCTACCATCAGTTAATTGTAATGTAGCCCCTGCATATTCGTTGAATTGTATATAAGGACCAATAGCAGCATTACTAGAATTAGGTATAATTGTACCTGCTCTTTCATCATAATAAAATTCTATACTGGTATTTTTATCTGCTCTTAGTGTAAAACTTCCAGCCCCTTCTTTACTGTATACTTGTATTCGTTTAAAGTTTATACCTGCAAGATGTATACCTATTACTCCATTACCTGTAAAAGGGCTTCCCAAAGCATCTGTAATACCATTAAATATTATTTCCTGGGTCGGTATAGATGTCCCAGCAGAAACGGTAATACTTCTCCATCCACTTTTTAAGCTCGGACTATTGACATAAAAAACATTATCTATACCATACTCGTATCTGGTTTTTATATTGTATTCATCGTTTAAAATCGCTGGTCCGTTTAAGGTTGTAATCCTTACACCATCTGCAATATAAACATACTTCCCAGCAGGGGGGTAATTCATGCTGGCTAGTTCTGGGGTATCAGAAGACATCTGTAACCCTGTTAAACCATCGCTAGATACCATAAACTCATAAAAATATGTACGTACTGTACCTGCATAAGTACCATGCCCAAAAGAAGCAGACCCACCAGTTAAACCAGTCCCCCCAGATGTTAAACCCCCAGAATTACCTACCTCTATGTAACTTTTTGTATGTCCCTGGGTTTCTGTACATAAATATAATTTACCATCGTTATTAGATATTGCTAAAATAACATCGTTTATACCATTACCAATATTTGTATCAGCAATACTAGTACCACTATGCATATCTATTAAATATACAGATGCTGCACTAATACGACATATTATACCGTACCTGTCTGTCCCATCTCCTATCTCTATAGATACATATCTAGCATCGCTGGTAGTAGACCCACCAAAACCAGCTTCAAATCTGCATCTACATATAAGTCCCTGGTCTAAAGTCGTAGTAGAATATGTACTAGTATAATATCGTTCTGTTGACGACGTCGTATTTACGTATAATCTACCAATAGATATACTATCTGCTCCAGTACCAGATGCCGTAAATTCTGATATACTACTAGGTTCGTTATATGGTATGTATGTCGTATTAAAGGTTATTTTTTTATATCTGTCCTTCGAATCGTCGATAAATGGGTACGTTAAACTGGAATATCCACCCATCCAAAATACACTTAATGTATCTTTAATACTTATAGATGTATCGAAATTATGCCCAATTGCTATACGTCCTGCTACTGCTGTACCTTGTATTTCTGTAGGTCTTTGTATGGTTCCAGAACTATCGGTAATTTGATACCAATAACTTGTACCACTTGCCATATATTCCCAATTTGTACCATCTTTCGATACTCTAGATATATATTTTTCTTCTCCTGTTAAGTTACATCTTCTAAAATAAGCATATACTATATCGTCTTCATCTACTACTATTGCAAGTTCACCCCCTGCCATGTCTTCATTATCTAAATTAGACTCTACAGTAACTAAATTGCTAAGTTCGCTGTATATTTCTGCATTTCTGGCTAGCGATATACTAAAAAAAGCATGTGGAATTTGCATGCTATGTATTATAGATGTTTCTGCGATATAAGATACATAATACTGGCTTTGTCTAGTCGTTAATCGTACTCTATGGTATCCAGAATCGAAATCATAAGCCGAAGTAACTCTAATAAAAGTTTGTCCAGAATCAACAGAAGCAAATTGGAATAATCTATTCTGATATATCCCAGCCCCCGAAGTGCCAAATCTAGTTTCTAGTAGTAATAAAACCTGTCCGTTTAGGGCTGCTATTTGTACTCCTTTTACTTCATATTGTCCGCTACCTGTCCCTGCTGAAATTTGCGTATCTATAAGTCTATTGCTGTATAAATTCCAAGTATCCCCATTATCTGTACTTCTATATGCCTTAAAATTTATTCTGGCTGTTGGACTTCCAGCTGTACCATAGACAGTATTAAAAATACATAAAATACTACCATCTGGTAATTTACATAAAGCTGGGTATGTTTCTGGAAGACTAATACCTAAAATAGGGTCTACTAAATTTGCGATGGTTACAGTACTATAAATATCGTCGTCTTCTGTCCTGCTATAAAGGGTAATTCTAGGTGTTAAAAATGTAGGTTCATCACTAAACACTGCAATTAATAACGTACCATTATCTAAACCTAACATAGATGGGTACTTATAATAGTACGATGTATTTGGGCTATAATCTGCGATATCGTAGTTAGTAATATTGGATGGTAATAGTCTACCAAAATCAGAAGAAGAAGCAGCATTATCTACCCAAACAAACTGACCCCCTTTACCTGCATGTCCTGCTCTTTGGGTACGTATCTGTAAATCGCTACCTGCTGTTTGTTCCCCTACAGCCCTTACTATCAGTTTAGAAATTTGCTGGGGTACTGGGTCCCCTGCTCTGTTTCCACTTTGCGAAAACGAACTATTAGCATTATCTATATTTGTTTGGTCTATATCGTGGGGTAATAAAAACCCACGTAATATATCTGGACTAGTATTATTTCCCATCTTAATACCTCGCTACTCTTTTAGATTTATTTATAACACCAGTTCTATTACTTTGCTTTATAAATCTATCGAAGTGTTTAAAAGG